TGTTAAATATATGCGGATGTGGCGGAACTGGTAGACGCGCTGGTCTTAGGAACCAGTGTCAACGACGTGGGGGTTCGAGTCCCTTCATCCGCACCAATACAGAAAAAGAGAGATTTTAATCTCTCTTTTTTTATATGCATTTAATGCAATTTTAATGCAACCCAATTTTATTTTCTTCAAAATAAGATAATAACTTATCATCTTCAGAGTCTTCAAATTTGTCGAATACACTGGCATATGTATCCAAAGTAGTCTGTATATTTTTATGACCTAATTTTTTTTGTAATACTTTTATATTCATTCCAGCTTCAATACAACGAGTTGCATATGTATGTCTTAACATATGTGGATGAATATGATTAGTAATGCAATTAGTTGCATTAAAATTATTTAAAAAAGTATGTGTACTTCTAGGAGTAATATCAGGGAATAGTAGAGTGCTATTTTTAGGTATATAATTTAATATTTCTTTAATAATATTATTAATAGGTATTTCTCTTTGAGATTTTTTTGTTTTTACTTTTTCTCCCAGAATAACTTTACCATAATCATCTCTTGTTAATGATTGATGTATTGTAATTGAATCCTTATTAATACAATTCCATTTTAATGCAAGAACTTCTCCAATTCTCATTCCAGTAAATAGCATTAATAAGATTATGGGTTTATATAGTGTTGTTTCATTTGATAATGAAGATATAAGCTTTTTTTCTTCATCTATGGTTAATGCTTCAACTTTTGAACTTTCTTTATTGGATTTTGGTTTTCGTGCTTCTTCATAAGTAATAGGATTTTTAATAATTATATTTCTTTCAACTGCTCTTTTAAAAGCTTGTCCTAATAATTGATATATTTTTTTTAAAGTTGAGTCAGCATAATTGGTATTATCATTTAAAAAATTTTTTATATTTTTAGCAGTAACTTTTTGAATAGGCATATTTCCTAATGAACTGTTTTCTATAATTTTTAATGTATATTTAGCACGATTATATGTGCTAGAAGAATTTTGATTAGATTTTCTTTTATCTTCAACAATTTCTTTACATAATTCATAAACGGTTATCTCTGATTTATCAATATAAATATCGTCTTGAACATCAGCAATAGCTCTAGTCATCTTCTCTTTAACTTCTTTTCTAGTATTACCATAAACAGATTTACGATTTAATTTTCCATCTGATTTTCTACCAGCAGTAAATTGACCAACCCATTTATTTAATTTTTCACTATAATATATAGTTCCTTCGCCATTTCCACGCTTTGCCATAGTTACCTCCTTAAAAAATAAGATAAGTATATTTCAACTTATCCTTAGTATATATATCCATATTTGCCTTCATAAAATTTAAGAGCTTTTTTCATATATTCAATTGTAACCTCAAAATAATCTGCTAAACTATAAACTGTATTAATTCCGATTTTTAATGGCTAATTTTAGATTCTCAAAAGGAATTAATATATAATAGCTCCATTTCTTAGCTCTATATTCCTGCTTGTTTATCAAAGTTGTGTCAGTACAGTTAATAGAATATGTTGCATCTTGATAATAGTGTCCTAATTCTTCTGATAAAGTTTCTTTTTCAATATATGAGTTATCTATACTTGTATAATTTAATGCAATTGCATTTATCTTATCTATATTTATAAAACAACCGTAAGCATCCTCTATATAGTAATCATATATTTTTATATGTTCTTTTTCTGCTAAATCATATAAATTATTTAGATTCATTCTTTTTATCTCCAACATTTTTTTTATTATCTTTCATAATTACTTCTAATAAACCTTTTATTTGTTGTTTTTGAGTTTCACTAGGTGGGTTGTAATCTTTCATATTAAACCCGATTTTGGCTAGTCCTAGTGGGTCGGCTTCTTTTGGATTTCTTTCGTCTGATTTACCTAATAAGTAATCTATAGTTACTTCAAAAAAATCTGAAAGAATAGCTAATGTTTCAGTTCCCATATCTCTTTTGCCGGATTCATAAAACCCAACAGCTCTATCGCTGATACCTAATACTTTTGCTATATCTGATTGTAATAACCCTTTTTCAACTCTTAATTGTTTTAATCTATTCATTATAACACCTCAGCATTGATTATATAACAAATAGTTCTATTTGTAAATATAAAATGAACAAATTGTACAAAAAAGTTTCTTAGAACCGCAACGCTTTGGAAGAATTTTAAAAATTTTTTTAAAAAAAGTATTGACACAGAACAAAACGTAGTATATAATCACAATATCAAAAGAACAAAATGTTGTATGAAAGGAGGCATAAAATGAGAAAAAATACATTACAAGATTTTAGAATACAAAAAGGATTAACACAAGAGGAATTAGCAAAGCTTACAGAAACAACAAAAGATTATATTTCATTGCTAGAAAGAGGAAAAAGAAATCCTAGTGATAAGATGAAGGCAAAGCTTGCCAAAATATTTGACGTAGAAATAGTTCAAATTTTTTTAGCTGTACAAAGAACAAAATGTTGTACAAAAGATAAAAATTTATAAAAGGTTATTGACAAATAAAAACTTCGTTTTTAGAAAATAAAAAAATTAATTATAAAATGCAAGAGAAGAGAGGAAGTGAAGAAATGAAAGAAAAGAAATCAATAAAAACATATGAAGAATTACCAGAAACAATAACACCATTAGATTATGCAGAATGGAGAGGAATTGGAGAAAATAAAGCAAGGGAAATATTTAACAGAGATGATTTTCCAAGAATAAAAGGAACTGGTGTAAAACAAATTGCAGATAAAAGAGCTGTATTTTTATATGATTTAGGACTTGAAAATGATGAAAAGCAAAATGCACTTAAGGAACTGGCTAGACAAATAATTTAAGAAAGGAAGTGAAAACAAATGAAAAGAAGTTGGAAAAATTTTAGAATAGACAAAAGCAAAGTCTATATGAGATTAGGACAAGCAGTAGCATATACATCAATGTGGTTAGCAGGAGTAACATTTTGTTACTGGATGTTCTTACAGGGAATGACATACTAGGAGGAAAAGATGACAAAAAAACGTGAAAAAGAATTAAAAAAATATGGAATAAGTAATCATGAAATTAAAGAAGCAAAAGAACAAAATAAAAAAGAAAAAGTATTACTTATGATAGCAATACTTAATTGGTTAAATGCAATATTAATGTTGATTATTTTATTATTTGATTTCTAAAGTCTTTATCTATTTTAAAATTAAATTTAAATTTTTTGGATTTTGGAACTGCATTAATTATGAGATTAAATTTTTTAGGAATGTTATTTAAATTATCAAAAATTATGAACCCCTCACAAGATGATAGTGGCTCTAATTTGACTAAAGGTGTAATCAATTTATCTTTTATATATTTACCACTATTTTTTATTAAATGATTATCATAAAATTCAAAATCCGTAGGAATAAAAGAGTAGTCTTTTGAAGAAAAACTATTATATATATGTTTTTTATTTAATATGAAATCTGTTATTGTTATAGGATTTTTAGAGCAATTATTTATTCTAACCAATAATGCTATGGTATATAGATTTTTACTATATGTTACAAATTCTTCTTCAAAGTCATTTGATATTACATCATTAGGAGAAAGAGTTACAAAATTAATACCAAGATTTATAAATTTTAAATTAAATTTTTCTTTATTATAAAGAATAGTAGATAAAATAGCGCCATATAAAGCAACTACAAGAGCAAATAATGCGATTTTATCAGTAGCATTTAAAGAAATGAACCAAACAAACATAATAATGACCTCTCTTTCGAGGGTATTATACATTAATTTACAAAATTTTACAAGAAAGGAGTTGAAAGAGATGTTTAGAAAAACAAAAGAATTACAAAGCTTAGTAAATGCAAGTAGAAAGAATTTAAAAAATGCAGAAAGAAAAATAGAAGACAGAAACATATTAATAGCAGACTTACAAAAACAAAATAAAGAATTAACAAACGAAAATTTAGCAGTACACGAAGAAAATAAAGATTTAAGATTTGAAAATGATGAACAGAAAGAATTAATAGACAGAATAAAAAGAATAGCAACTTCAAATTCATATAACAATGAAAAAGCAATTTTAAGCAAAATAAAAGAACTAATTTCAGACTACCAATCACAAAATTAGTTCAAAATAAGAACTTATATAAATTCATATCTATTTTAGTATATCACTAAATATTAGATATGTCAAAGGAGAATTAAAATGAAATGTTATAGAAATATAACTACTGATGAAGTAGTTTATAAAGAAGAAGCAGAAAGATATGTACTTAATAGATTGGGAATAACTGTAACACCAAAAGGCAAAAATGGAGAAATGACACAAGAACAAATAGAAAATATAGAAAGTACAATCGATTGGTTTTTCAGTGGAAATTGGATTGAAGAAGAAATAAAGGAAGTAGAAGAACCAAGTGTATTTGAATTAATTAATGAGGAGTGTGTGTTAGAAGATGGAGTATAAAGATATTGAAAAAGTAAATGCAGAAATAAAAAAGACAGATATAAAAGGGAAAAAATATGCAGAGGTAAGCGAAAGAATATTAGCTTTTAGAAAATTAAACCCAAATGGAAGAATTATAACGGAAATTATAGATAAAACAGAAAATGATGTAACAGTAAAAGCAACAATATATGATGAAAATGAGAAAGAATTAGCAACAGGGTATGCAAGTGAAATAAAAAAAGGGTTAGTAAATTCAATATCAATGTTAGAAAATTGTGAAACATCAGCAATAGGAAGAGCATTAGGATTTTGTGGATTTGGCATAGATAATGGAATTGCTAGTGGACAAGATATGGACAAGGTAGAACAATTTAAACAAAGAAACAAGAAGGAAGAAATATATAACAATATATTTATAAGTTATGATGAAGCAATGAAAATAGTTAAGGTTGCAATAAATGAATTATGTAGAAAACAAGGAATTGTTGTAAGCGATTTATCATTGAAAATAAATCAAGAAATATGGTGTAGGTTAGAAGAATTAAATTTACAACAACTTAAAAGACTGGAGTATGAACTAAGTAAAATAAATAATAAAACACATAGATGGCACGAATTATATAATCAAAATTCAAAAATAAAAATAGTGGTTCCTGAAAATCAAGAAGTAGTATATAAATCTAGTCATTATATGTTTGGAAAAGAAGCATTAAGGCAAGCAGGAGACGATGAATTACTAAAAGGACAAATAATTGATAGTTATTTAGAACTAGGAACTGATTTAACAAAAGTTATTGAGTAGGTGTTTATATGGTAGGAACAAGTAACAAAATAATAACTTATTTACTAGAGCAAGCAAAAGACAAACAATTCGAAATAAAAGAATATAGACAAAAAAGAAGTTTAGACAGTAATGCATATTGCTGGGTACTATTAGGAAAATTACAAGATAAGCTACATATACCCAAAGAAGAAATATACAGAGATTTAATTAAGAACATTGGAAGTTATGAAGTTATACCAGTAAAGAATGAAGCTGTAGAAAGATTTAGACAAGCTTGGAGTAATCATGGTCTAGGATGGATTACAGAAACAATGAAAAGCAAATTAGAGCGGTTTTACAAATGTAATTACATATTATGGGTCTAGTGTCTATAATACGGCTGAAATGTCAAAATTAATTGAATTAGTAGTACAAGAATGTAAGCAGTTAGACATAGAAACAAAATCAGATGCAGAAATAAATAGTTTATTAGAAAGCTGGGGTAAAAATGAGCAAAAGAAGTAAAGCTTGTGAAATATCACAGAAAGTAAAAGAAATAGTATGGAACAGAGATAATCATAGATGCATTTGTTGTGGAAGATATGTTTCAAAGACTTGTGCAAATGCACATTTTATAAAAAGAAGTCAACGGTGGATTAGGCATAGAAGAGAATATAGTTACATTATGCCTCAAATGCCATTATGAGGAAGATTTTGGGCAAAATACAATATTATATGAGGACTACATAGAAAACTATTTAAAAGGCATTTATGGAACGAATTGGAACAAGGAAAAATTAATTTATAAAAAATATTAGGAGGAAAAGAAAATGAAAAAAGAAGTTAAAAATTGTTTAACATGGCTAGTTAATAAAATAGTAGAGACAATAATTTATGATTGGAGTAATGAACTAAAAATAGAAAATAATAAAAAAAGTTTCAAAACATTTTATGAAGAAATAAAAAAACATATAGATTTTACCAAAATAACAGTTGAAGAAGCAAAAGAATTAAGATTCCAAAAATGGGATGAAGAACAACCTAATTTATGGCTATTTCCTTTATGGTTAGTACCTGTAATTCCAGAAGGTTTAGAAGTTACAAGCATTAATGGAAATAAATATAAATATGAGAAAGATAAAGCAGACAATGATATTAGATTTGGTTGTGTTGCATATGGAATAGAAATAAAAGATTAGACAACAGGGATAAGACAAAATAAAGTTTTATCCCTGATATTGTAAAAGGTGGGAGATATGGAAAATACAAGTTATATAAAATTATTTAGAAAATTATTAAATTCTCCCATATTTGAGAATGAAAAAGCATTGAAAATTTGGATTTGGTGTCTACTAAAAGCAACACATAGAGAAAGAGAGCAGTTAGTAGGACAACAAATAGTAAAATTAAAAAAAGGTGAGTTTGTATTTGGAAGAAAACAAGCATCAGAAGAATTAAAAATGACAGAAAGTACTATTTACAAATACATAAAATTATTAGAAAAGTTACAAATGATTAGTATAAAAAGTAACAACAAATTTTCAGTTGTAAGCATTAAAAAATGGGAAGATTATCAAATTGAAGAATTAAAAAGTAACAACAAAGTAACAACAGAAGAACAACAAAGTAACACAAACAAGAATGTAAAGAATATTTATTTATATTTATTTAATAAGTATAAGGCGAAAATTGAAAAAGGAAAAGCAAATGAAAGAATAAGAATTATATCAGAATGTAAAAATTGTAGTGATTATTCTTTATTGACAGAAGAAGAGCAAGACCAATTGTTTATGGATTTAATGAGTATAGATAAAAGATTTAAGTAGAGGAAGTGATAAACAAATGAATACAATAACATTTAAAACAAGACAAATGAGTTTTAATGACATACAAGATAAAACAAAAATAAGATATATACAAATCTTAAATAGATTAGACAAGCCTAAAACAGCAAAAGAATTAGCAGTAGAATTATTTGATTTAGGATTTATACCAAGCACAGAAAGAAATTATACAGCACCAAGGCTAACGGAATTAGAAAAAATGGGATATGTAAAAGCAGTAGATAAAAAGAAATGTCAATATACTGGAAAAACAGTAGCAGTATACGAGAGAACAGAAAACGGTTTTATTGCAATAAATATGAATCATATTCCAAGAATTGATTAGGAGGTAATTATGATAGAAAAATGTAACAAATGTAATAGTGAAGAATTGTTTGTAGAAATACAAGGCAACAGAAGGGGATTATTTTGTGGCAAATGTGGTAGATGGCAAAAATGGATTACAAAACAAGAATTACAAATAGCAAAGTTTAAAGGCTATAAGATAATAGGAGGTAGTTATGATAATAGTAAGTCAAGATAAAACAGAAATAATTAATTTCAACGAGATATTTAGATTATATGTAGACACTTGGTCAAATGAAGAATTTGCAACAGAACCTAATTGCTTTTGCATTAGAGCAGAAAAAGCTAGCGATAATATGATATGTGCATTTTTGGGAGAATATTCAACAGAAGAAAGAGCAAAAGAAGTATTACAGGAGATAGTAAAGACTTATGTGCTTACTGAACAATATAAGGTAGAAGATGAAAGAACACGAATAAAATTAATGATGGAATGTATTTTATTATACGAAATGCCAAAGGACTAGCTAGGAGGTAGTTATGGACGAATATTTTGAATATTTTCATCAACTAAACAAACAAATTCATAATTTAAGCAAGAAACAGTATGATGAAATTGAAGAATTTTTAGGAGATATGGAACAATCTATAAATGGAGATACACCGCTTAAAGAAATAGAAAAATATATAAAAAAATATAGAAGAAAAAACAAAATATTA